GAGCTTGCGCTGAAAGGATGTTTGCAGCGCGGGTTTGGGCGTCGGATTGTTTCCGTAGCCGGGTGTCGAGGACGTAGGCCCTGCGCCCGTACAGGGCTATGGACCCGGTGTCGTCGCTTTGCTCGATTTGGTCCCCGTCGGCCCCGTATTGGATGGTCACGTCATTTATGAGAGCCGCGAGGGTTTTGCGCCAGGTCGGGGACCATACGACGCCGTTAGATGGGAACACGAAGCTCGATTGGTCTGTCGGCAATGAGTCCCACGCCTGTGCGTAATAGCTCCATTCCTGGGTTAGGGCTTGCCAGGTTCCGGCGAACGCGGTTATTCCCCGGTTTCCGTAATCCTCGAAGGAGATTAGGCCCTCGGGTGTATCAAAGAATGTCGCTCCGGACCAGGCCGCCAGGGAGGTAAGGCCGTCGAGGCATGACTCGGGTTGTGCGTCGCCTGAGCTGACCTGGTGGATCTCTAGGGCTGTGTTTCCGCCGTTCAGGAAGTTGAGCCCGGAATCGGTGAGGATGGTGTCGGCCCTATCGAAGGCGGACTCGTGCGGGTATCCGTTTTCGCCGGTGACGGCTTGCCCGAGTTTGGCGAGGTTCCCCATCCCGATGATGGTTGTGACAGCCGTGGGCGGGTTGCTCGATAGATGCGAGATGGTGACGTCGCTGACGTTGCCCGTAAACCGCGCGAAACCGTATGCCTCGATATAGAGGCTGTCGCCCATATCGGCGGTGATGCCGTCGGGCCCGAATACGGTTATTTGGCAGGAGGATGCTTCGGGCTGTGAGGTTACGTCGTTGCGGCCGTGCTGCACCTGGACCGAATACTCGACGTCCCCGAGGTCGAGGGCGACCCCAGCTAGGGCGATTTCCGTTACGGGTGAGCTCATGCCAATACCGGTCGCGTGTTACGTCCGGCCCGCTGATCGCTGTTGACGATAAGTCGCTGCACGGCCTGGGCGATGGCTTGCTCTGTTATGGCGGCCTGCCGTGCCTCCTCCTGGGCGACGGCTTCGGCCCTGGCAGCTGCACCGGCGGCCTCTGCTGCCCGCACGGCGGCGGCGACGTCCTCCGCTATTTGTGCTTTCAGTCGGGCCCCGATCGGTTTGCCCATTTCCTCACCGATACGGCCGAGCCGCCTGCCTTCCTTTTGCAGCTGCGCGGCGATGCCGTTCACCATGCCGATAGCGGCCTCGACCCCGTTAGGAGCGAATGTGGCCGCCATGGCTACGCCGACCCGGTTAGCGGCTTCGGCCGCCGTCGTCAGTTTCGCGTCGAGCTCCGGGATGAGGCCCTGGTCGATGATTTGCTGCCCCAGCGCCCCACCGGCCTCCGGGCCTTCCGCCGCGATGGCGTTTATAAGCCTTTCCGAGCCTCCTGAGGCCCGAATAGCGTCTAGGACGTTCCCGAACCATTCGGCCTGATTTACCTGCGCCTGGAAGGCCTCTATCAGAGTTTTTCCGACCCTGTTTCCTTCCTCGTCGAACTGCTGGGCGTAGGCCTCGCCCAGATCGAGCCCGCCGAGGATTTTGCCCGCGACTGACTCCACGTAACTGTTTACAGCTGCGGCGCCTCGTTCGAGCTCCGATACTTGCGAGGCGAGGGCGGAGCGCAGGCCGTCGACGGTTTCGGTTTGCCGCTGTAGGCGGTCTGTGAGTTTTTCGGATGCGGCGCCAGCGGATCCCGAGTTGCTTTCGAGGTCCTCTAGATATGCGTTGTAGCGTTGCAAGCCCCGGTTACCGAAGCCGATTTCGGCGCCTAGGGATTTGGCTAGTTCCGTGTATCGGCTTGTTTCGGCGTTTGCGCGTTCCGTCACGACGACGGTTTGCCCGAAATACTGCGCGAGGCCCATCATGCGAAGGGTTACGGCGTTCAGGGCGTCGGCCGTGATTTCGGCCTCACGGCCCATGTCCATAATCATGTCGGTGGCGAAACGGCCGCCGGTCGTGAATGGGTTCAGGTTTTGCAGGACGTATCGCAGGCCGTCGCCAAAGTCTGTTATGTCGGCCGTAGTTTCGACTGTGTCTCCGCCCAGGGCGCTGAGCCTGTCGGCCGCTACGGCGAGGCCCGATATGAGTAGCCCGACTTCCTCGCCGAGTTTGCTAATGGCATCCTCTGTGTCCCCGGTGGCGTCTGCGCTGCGATTCAGGAGCCGGAATACGGAGTCGATATTGGAGAGCAGCCCGGCCCCGAACGCTTCCTTGAGTTCGTCGGCGGCGATGCCGAGGCGCTTTATGCGTCCCTCGTAGGTGTTGGCGGCTACGGCGGCTTGCCCGCTGAATGTCGCGGAGAGCTGCGCCGTGATGGCTTCCATATCCCCGGTTTTCAGGATGGATGCGTCGATCCCAGCGCCGAGCCGGGATAGGGCTGTCGTGTTTCCGTCGTAGGCGCGGCCCAGGGCCTGGGTTACGGCGTCGAGGGACTTCCCGGATCCGGCCGAAACGTCAAGGGCTAGTTTCAGGGCGTCCTGGGCTTGTGCCGTGTCGCCGATGGATCGTACGAGCCGGTCGAACGCGGGGCGTAGTTGTTCGTCGGCTACGCCGGTTTGCCGTTGTAGGGCGTCGATGAATCCCTCGACCGGTGCGGTGTCGTGGGCGAGGCCGAGGTTTTCGAGGGTTTGGGCGAGGCTTTCGGCGGCTTTCTGATCCTCGATGGCGGCCTGAACTCCGTCGACGCCGAGTTTCACGGCCAGGGCACCGGCTGCGGCCGTCGCGCCGATCAGGGCCGGGCCGAGCATGTTCTTGAGGGTTCCGCCGAAACCTGTCAAATCTTTGTTGGCGCTGTTGAGCGCTCGCGAAAGTTGCTTAGTATCGGCGGCTAGAAAGATGGTCAGAGTTTTTGCCACGGCTACATTCTCTCCCATTTTCGTACGACGTCGTCGACAGCCTTAGCCCACTCCCGCAGGGCGGGCTCCTGGTACCCGCGCGACAGGGTGATCCAATCGGTTTTCTCGAATGGTGCCCACGAGTCGCGTTTCTGGCCGGAGTCGGACGGGTAACGCACCATGGTGGCGGTTGCGCCTCCGCTGAATACTCGACGGTTCCCGCCGATTTGTACGGCCGGTACACGGTCGCGCCGCACTTTCACCGATTCGGCGATTTTCGGGCCCCAGGGTCCTGCGTTTTGGGCGGCGTCCCGCCACGCGGGTGCCATGTATCTTTCGGCGATATCTTTCGAGGCTTTCCGCATTTCGTCGTTAGCCTCTTTGGGCAACGCCCGAAGGGCCCGCAGCACTTCATTGAGGCCGTCCACGTATGCCTCAGTTATCGCCACGGGTGAGCTCCTCGATGATGGTGGTGAGGAGGTCCGGCGGATATGCGAGGACTTCCTCTATGGGTCGACCTAGCCGGATTGCGGCCTGGACTATGAGGCGCCGGTGTGATCCGGCTGGGTAGGGTCCGGGGCCTCCCCTAACGTGACTTGGGCCTGATGCATTTTGGCCCAGGCTTTCACATCGGCGAAACTGTGTGGATCCTTGCCCTCAATGTGGGAATAAGCGACGGTAAGCCGCATCCCGTGCTCGCTGGTCGGCGTTTTGTGCTTCGCGGCGAGTTCCTCATACGTCCAGAAATCCATCGAAGTGGTTTGCACGACGACGGGTTCCTTCGATCCGTCTAGGTAGATGTTCAGTTGTGGAAACATGGCGTATCCCCGTTCACGTAGGTGGTTAGCTGAAGGTCATCGTACCTGTGAAACTGAACGTCGCGGTGGCGACGCCTGCGGCCTCGAAGTTGGCTTCGAGTGAGTCGACCATGACGGCTGCGCCGGTCCAATGCCCGGTCGCGCTGCGAATGTCCAGGGCGATCGAGTTTCCACCTGCGACGGCCGTGTACAGGGCCTCGTACATGCCCGTATTTTCGTCGTACAGGAACTCGATAGATCCCGTGGTGTTGAGGTCGGTCTGGGTGAAATCGACGTCGCTGAGGGTCTTTGTGCGGACGACTGTGGGCTCGAATGTGATCGTTCCCGACGTCACCTGGTCCTCGTAACCAACCGTCGCGATGTCCACGGTGAACGCGGCTCCGGCGACTGAAACTACTGCCATTGTCTGTTTCTCCTAACTTGAGAGCCGCACCGAAAGGTTGAGCTCGGTGGTCGTGACGGTGCCCTGTGCACCGACGTCTGTGAGTTGCGGGGATCCCACGAGGGTCACGATGTACCCGGCGGGCACGGCCGCGAGTAGATCCTCTAGGGCTTCCTCGATCTGGTTTGGTTGTGCGTTATTGGCCTTGGAGTTCACGACCAGGAGCACGCGCCACCTGACTTCGATGTTCAGGTTTGAGCCGACGCGGTCGGGCCGGATCCATGGGGAGTCCGGCAGGATCACGACGCACGGCGGCTGTGGCACGGGCGGCGAGTAGTCGTACACGTTCAGGCCGAGGCCCGCGAACGCTGTCGACAGGTCGCCCCGTGACTCGGTAATGATTGGGTTAGTCATTACCCGACCATTCCCTGGACTTTCATGTATGGCCCTATGAGGGCATGTATGCGCCTCGTGAGCCACACGGAGAGCCGGTAAGGCCCTGGCGTGAAATCGACGGACACGGCCTGTCCACCCGACGCGGTGCGGGCCTGCCAGATTTCGGCAGCCACCGCGAGGGCGGCCTCTTTGCACGCGGCCGGTTCCGATGTGACTGCGGCCGTGGT